GAACATGGAAGAGGTGCGGGCCAATGTCGCGGCCCGTGAGGCGGCAGAACGTGAGGCACGCCGCGCGGCTGATGAGGCACGCGCCAAGCGGGCGGCAGAGGTTGAGGCCCAGCGCACCGAGCAGGCTATGGAATGGGTCAAGGGTGAGCGAGACCACGCGCCCCACACCTCTCTGCCCTATGTGCGGGTCAAGGGCGACACGCTGGAAACCTCCTACGGGGCCAAGGTGCCGCTAACCGCCGCGCTGGGGGTCTTCCGGCTGGCCGAGCGGTGCGCCGAGCGGGCCACGGCGTTCACGCCTGATGAGACCATCAAGCTAGGCGACTTCCGGCTGGACCACATCAGCCCCGAAGGCACCATCCGCGCCGGTTGCCACCTCATTCCGCTGGACCGCGCCCGCATGGCCGCAAGCCTCGCCGGTTTGGCCTGATCTATCCACCATCGCATGCGAAACCTAGGGGGCCATGAAGGTCCCCGATGGTCGCCCTATGGGTCGCGCCTAGGGCCTGATGAGCAGCGCACCAAAAGGAATAGAGCAATGTTCTCCAAAGGCTTTGGCCGCTACGTGGTCGAGGGCGACGCTATCGCTTGCGAGGTGGACGGGTTCACGGTCACCGCGACCCTGTACCGCGACGATTGCGGCGATAGGCCCGATGAGCGGCAGGACGGTTTCTGGCCCAGCCTCGACCCCCAGTCTGCCGGGTACATCGGCCCGAAGAGCAAGCGCACCCTCGCGCGCCACTGGGCCAAGGCGAAGCGTGTCATGGATGCTTGGCTGGCCGATGAGTGGCACTACTACGGGGTGAGCCTCACGGTTGAGCGCGAGGACGTTAAACTGGTCCACCGCTATGAGGTGGCCCTGTGGGGCATTGAGGGCAACTACCCGGACGACGACAACGCCTATCTCGGGGAAGTCGCAAACGAGTTGCTGGACGAAGCGCTGGGCATGGCCCGTGAGCGTATCTCCCGCCTGTGCGCCGCGTGACGCCATGGAGCACATCAGCGCGGAAACCGTGACGTTTGGCGTCCTCGTCATCGGCACCCTCTTGCTCTGCCTCGCGGCATGCTTCGTGCCGTTCGACGCCGATTAGAACAACATTGCGAAACGGTCCAAGGGGCCGTCGCGTGGGGGTCGCGCCTCACGCCTGATGAGCAAGCGTAAAGCCCGAGAAAGGCACACCCATGTCCCTATCTATCCACCATCGAATTTCTATCGCGGACGGCGCAAAGAACCGCGCCGAGATCGCCCTCGCGGCACTCGAAGCCCGCGACCCGCATGCCGCCCTCGGGGTGAGCGGACGCCGCCTGCAAAAGGTGATCGAGGACGCCCGCGCCGAACTGCGCTACCTCGGGGACCTCGCCATGGTCGCGCGGCACCTCTGGAACGGTGCAGCATGAGCCGGTCCCTCCGCGTTCTCGTCGCCTGCGAGTTCTCAGGCACCGTGCGCCGCGAGTTTGCCGCACTGGGCCACGACGCATGGTCCTGCGACCTGCTTCCATCGGATGACCGTTCTAATCACCACATCGTCGGTGACGTGCGGGACATTCTCAATGACGGCTGGGACCTGTTGATGGTCGCCCACCCGCCGTGCACGCGCCTCTGCAACTCCGGGGTGCGCTGGCTCAACGTGCCGCCTCCGGGTCGCACCCTCGAAAGCATGTGGGCCGAACTGGACGAAGGCGCGGAGCTTTTCTCCGCGTGCTGGAACGCCCCCATCGAGCGTATCGCGGTCGAGAACCCCGTGATGCACAAGCATGCCAAGGCGCGTATCCGCAACTACGCCGAGCCCGCGCAGAGCATCCAGCCGTGGCAGTTCGGCCATGGCGAGTGCAAGCGCACCTGCCTGTGGCTCAAGGGCCTGCCGCCCCTCATCCCTACCAACGTGGTCGCGGGCCGCGAGCAGCGCGTGCACCTCATGCCGCCCGGTCCCGACCGATGGAAAGAGCGGTCCCGCTTCTTCCCCGGCATTGCCAAGGCGATGGCCGAGCAGTGGGGCGGCTGGGCAGAGGAGTGGATGGCAGCATGATCGTCCTCCCAATCCTCCCCTCAGATCACCACAACGGCCCCAATTGCGGGGTCACTGCGGTGGCCGTTCTCGCGGGCGTGCCCTTCGACCTCGCATGGGAGACCGTGCGCCGCCTCGACCCCAAGCGCTCGCCCCGGTGGCGCGGCACAACGTGGTGGTACGAGCAGCGGGCCGCGCTGCGCCACCTCGGGGCCAAGGTCGAGGAACTGCCACACAAGGGCATGACGCTCGCCAAGTTCGCGGACCAGCACACGGTCAAAGGTGCCGCCTATCTCGTCAACGTCACGAGCCACTGCATGGCCCTGATCGACGGTGTTCTGGTGGACCAGCGCGGCCCCATGCCGGTGGCCGAGCACCCCGCGCGCCGACAGCGGGTCAAGTCCTCGGCGCGGGTCACGCCGCCCGTAGGTGGTCCCCCCAACCACGATTAGGCAGCCGCTAGAGCGGCATTGCGAAACGCCTCCCGGCTCCGGCTGGGGGCGTCGTCCACGGGTCGCGCCGTGGGCCTGATGAGCAGCGACACACCCAACATTGGAGACGACTATGCACGACCGCATTGAGGCGGGCGACAGCACCTTCGCGCGCCCCTCTACCACCGCCCTCAAGGACCGGCTGGCTGAGCTACAGCTCGACCGCGCCGTGACCCTCATGGCCGACGACTTCGCCATGACTAACGGCAGCGTCCGCAAGATCGACCGCCAGATGGACGCGATCAGGAACCAGCTCCGCGACATGGAAGCGGCGGCGAAGGTCGAGGGGAGGGGGTGATGGTCATGTCCATCATGGCCGGGTCGCTGGCCGTCCTCTGCCTCTGCATCGGCGCGTGGTCGCAGGGCAAAGGTGCCGAGGCATTCTTCATCGCCCTGGCCGCGCCGCTCGCCTCCGGGGTCATCCTCGGGGTCACGGCGCTGATCGTAGGGGGCCTCTCGTGAGCCCCTTCGGCAACCGCTACCGGGCGCTCCGGCCGCGTCACCGTAAGGGAATGGTGCTGGTCCTGTTCGAGGACCGCATCACCGGGGACAGGTTTGCGTTCCCCTTGATAGGACAAAATTCCTACGATACAACCTTCGGCACGGAAGAGGAGCCGGGGGTTGAAGGTGTAGGCGAGGGACAATTCTACAGGCGTGCGAAGGGGTCCCTTTGTCGCACCCTTGATGTATCCGCTATCGCATAGATATGCGGAACTGGGACAGACCCTTCCTTGGGACCGGGAGGGTTCGTTGATTGCTCGAAAGGTCGAACGATTGTTCACTTCATACTTTAGGCTACCCTTCCATCTCGGCAGCGTTTTCGTCGAGACCCTCACGGTCAACGTGGGTTTCGGCCTCGAACGGCACCCGCAGGACCTCATCATCTACCTTTGGCGGGTCCAGATCACGGCCTCTGATGAGCGGGATAGGGGGAAGCCTTCACCCAACACCTTGCGAGCACTGGACGAAGCGGCTACCGTTCCACCCTCGCATAGGTCCGCGAATAGGAAATTTAGCCATGGCCACCAAGAAGGATGGACTGGGGAGCGGTGCTGCGCCGACTGCGACTGCTGCCGGAAACCACTCAACGATAACGAGGGCGCTGGCCCTCATCAGAATGTTCCGTCAACTGTCGGGCGAAATGCCCATGCAACAGGCTGACATTCTGCTCACCATCGCGGGCTCTCCCGGACTGACGATGGGGGACGTGTCGAAGGCCACCGGCCTTTCGCAGTCGTCCGTGTCGCGGAATGTCGCCGCGCTCTCGACCTTCCATCGCCTCGGGCAGCCCGGCATGGGATTGGTCACGGCGGAGGTTGACCCGCGCGAGCCGCGCCGCCGCGTGCTCTTCCTCACTACCACGGGGCAAGTGCTCGTGACACGGCTCATGCGCACCTACGACCCCAACTTCTCCCTCGGGGCGGACATTGATGCCCGCCTCGGAATGAGCGTCGTTCGGGTCGGTGAGGAAGCTGGTCGGCGTGGGCCTGGGGCCAACGTGAAGGTCCCTAAAATCACCCCCTAGGGTGGTGCGCGTGGAGGGACTTGAACCCCCACGCCTTACGGCGGCAGGACCTAAACCTGCTGCGTCTACCATTTCGCCACACGCGCAACGATGGAGGGACTATGACAGTCGTCCAGCGTGGTCAATCATTTCAGGCCACGGTCTACTACTCGAAGATCAAGCCCGGTCGGTGGAGGCGGCAGTTCCCCACCGAGATCGAGGCGAAGCGCTGGGAGCTGGACAGCACCGAGGCGCTACAAGCTGGCCGCTTGCCCGACATGGGCGAGGGGTCGAACACGCTCGGCCACAGCTTCCGCCCCACCACGGTGGGCGACCTCATGGAATACAAGTGCCGGCACCACTGGGGCAACATGAAGGGCGGCAAGTCGGCCTGCGCCAACGCCCGCCACATGGCCAAGATACTCGGCCCCGAGACGCCGCTCGGCAAGGTGGACAAGATCGCCATTGACCTCGCGGTCGAGGAACTGCGCAAGCAGGGATACCCCGAGAGCACCATTAACAAGAAGCTCTCGACGGTACGCTTTGCCTTTGACGAGGCGGTCAAGGACGGCTGGCTGGCGAAGGCCCCATCTGTGCCGTTTTTCAAGCAGGGCGAGGGGCGCATGAAGGTGTTCACGCCGGCCGAGGAAAGGGCTCAGCTCGACTGGTGCCGGGCGACCGGGGACATGGAGCTGGAGGACTACATCGTCACCAGCTACGACCTCGGATGGAGGCAGGCGGAGGCCCTCACGTGCAAGCCACGCAACCTGGAAACGGATACCTACGTGGTCACCCTCTGGGGGCAGACTACGGACGTGGACAACGGGACCAAGGCCGGCAACACGCGGCGCATCCCGCCGACCCCGAGGGTGAGGGCCATCCTCGAAAGCCGCGCCGAGGGCAGGGGTCCCAACGCCCCCATCTTTGACATGGACCAAGACGAGTTGCAGCGGCGCTGGGGCCGCATGCGGACGGCGCTAGGCTTCGCCCTCGACCCCGAGTGGGTGCCGCACGCCATGCGCCACACGTTCTGCTCGCGGCTGGTCAACGACCACAACGTGAACGTCGCCGTTGTCCAGAAGCTCGCCGGCCACCTCCGCATCGAGACGACGCTCAAGTACGTCCACGTCGATGAGCGCGCCATGGAGAAGGCCATCGCAGCCCTTGCGGGACAACGGAATAGCGTCTATTCCCCCACGCCACAAAGCAACCCGGCTGCGCCACACGCCACTGTGGCTAGCCACATCACCCAAGTGGCGGATACTATAGATCAGGAGACGGCAGCTAACGGTATGGAATTGCAGGGAAAAGCGGCCTGA